TAACAATACCGGCCATGATGCATGTCCACCTACAGCACTTTCTAGCGGTTCTCCTAATGTGTTTGTAAATGGAATTCCTGCAGGGCGTGTGGGAGACCCTTATAACCCTCACGGATGCCTTGTACATGTGCCGCATGTAGGAAATATTGCTGCAGGAGCGCCTCATGTATTCATCAACGGAAAAGCTGCAGGTCGAATAGGTGATCCTGTTTCATGTGGTGGTTCTGTTGCAGCAGGTTCTTCTAATGTGAATATTGGCAACGGTGGCGGTGAGTTAGTTGGTAATGCTATTGGCGCAAATGCAGTTAAAACTGTATTTTGGGATAACTCAAACGAAACAGATAAGACAATCTTAAGTATGCCTGAGATTTGTCAAGCTATGGCTGATAAAACAGATGAGCCTGATAAACAAGGTTGGGTTTATCTAAAACAGATGTTTGAAAAGTGGCTTAGAGGTGATGCTTTATCAGCTGGTAGTTCTAGTTTAGATTACTCAAAAGCAATGTTCCTTAGCTTTGATTGGTTTAATCAGTTTGAAAGGTTTGTAGAAGTTAAACAAGATCTGATTGATAACTGTTTAAATGATAAAGGTCAAGCTTCACTGATTAAAATCCTTAAAGAAAATGGCTATTTTGATAATCCAAGAGAATTTGATTTTATCAATGTAAGCTATAAAGAAAGAGAACGGTATTACTTTAACCACCGACCAGTTAAAGAATTAGATGCTAGTTTAGACCCAATAGATGGTTTATCAATAGCTATGGGAGCTTTTACAATAAATGCTACAGCTAAAGGTAAAGTAGAAAAACAATCTGATGAAAATTTTCTTATTACTGTAGAGCAAATAGGATTATATGTAAAAGATACGTTTAACTTTGTAGGTAAAAATTTGTATTTTTATTGGTCTTACAAAGATAAAGATTTTTCTACTTATAAAATATATAACAACAATTATTGTTGGTTAACTAATAATAGTTTTAATCAATTCAGAGAAAATGCAAATAAAGGTGAGGACTTTTTAATCTTTTCAGACGTTGAAAAAGAAAGTATATCAACTAAAATTATCTATAGTAAAGAGCAGAATTATTGAGAAAAAAAATATGAAAATCCTAAAGAGAGTGTTAAAGCTTTTTCTCTATTTAATTTTAATTTTGTACATTCCAGGTTTCTTGTTTAACTTGTATGATATTATTTTTAACGGTGGTTTCCCAAATTATGTTTATACTGAAGGTGGATTAGGAATATTTATTCTTTTAGTAGCTCATCCTTTTTACAGTACATTACTTATTACACATTATATCTACATATTTATAATTCATCTTTTTAACTAAAAGTTGGTAAATAAAATGATAACTACAAAAGAAGAGTTGAAACAGTATATTCAAAATTCTTCTAATTTAGATCTTGTTGATTTACTATCAAAAGTAGATCTTAATTCTAAAGATTTATGGTCTTTTTCTTTTGCAATAACTGGAAGCAAATATCACGGCTCAATCAACGCCAATTACTCCCAATGTCTAGTAGATATACAGTCTGAATTTGACTCTATAGCTAAAAAACTAAGAGTTCCAAAACAGACAATATTTTTTGAAGTTAAAGAAGGTTGTTCTTTTATTCAAACAAATGATTTAAAAGATATAGTAGAAGGATTTATCAAAAAGGCTTTTTCAAAAATGTCTTCAAATCAAATTACAGCTGTTGTTATTCTCTCTATCCTGTGCATTACAGGATATTATTGTTGGGATAAGTACGAAGGAAATAAACAAATAATTCAATTAAAACAACTAGAAATTCAAGAGAAAAACAGTTATCAAGATAGTATAAAATCAATTTTGGATAATAAGCTAGAGAAGCTAATAAAAGAAACAACACAAGCAAATCAAAATATAACCAAGTCAATAATAAAGCAAACTCCAATAGATGAAGTTGATTGCTTAGATATAAACTCGAAGCATTATACTAAGTCTGATATTGCTATATTACAAAATAAAAATCTGGTAACATCTATTGAAACTGAATCTCATGTAATCGAGGATTACAAAATTCAAGAAATAAAATTCTTAAATAACAATACAATAAGACTTACAGTTAAAAGCATTAAAAATCCTAAATTACCAGCTTTTCATCTTACAGGTTCATCTAATGACAAAGGCTATATGGAGCCAGAAGATATAGCTAATGTGGTTGGTGACTCAATAAAATCAAAGTTAAAGAATGCAACAATCGATGCTTTAATAAAGTATGCAGACGGAGTTCCTCAAAACGGAAAAATTATAAGTATTTCAATAGAGAATTTGTAATCTATGAATTGATTGCAATGTAAAAACATCTCAAAGTGGTGATAAGTACACAGTGAATGCATCTAATATAGATAAACAAAATTGATCATTTATTTTTATAAGCCTCTAGGTTAATTCCCTGGGGCTTTTTTATTGCCTTAAAATTAGGAGCGTATATGGCTTTTCTTGGTGTTTTAGGCTTTTTTGGTAAAGTTCCATTTACCTGCAGTAGTGAGCAGGTGGCTACATTTAAAGATTTAGGAATTACACATTCTTCAAGATATGCGACTCATGACGTGATAGGGGAACAGCCAGTATCTGAATATATTGGTCCTTCAAAGAAAGAAATCTCTTTTAAAATGACCCTATCAGCTCAATACAAATCACCGCCTTTACTCTATGTCACTGTATTAAAAAACATGCTTGAATCAGGAGAAAGTCATCATTTGTGCTTTGGACCTGAATACATGGGAAAGTTTATCCTTACCGGTTTTAAGGAAGATAGACGTTTTTTTAATGCTCTAGGCATCCCTATTGTTACAGATGTAAGTCTTACTCTGATTGAAGATGAATCTACAACCTTGTTAAGCGCTCTGAAAAATCTTTTGTAAGGAGATAACATGGCACTTGTAACAGTTACTTCATTAACAAAAATCAATCTTGCCCCTAAATCAGTAAAAGATGAAATTATCCAGAATGTTCAATGCATTTTAGGAACAGTTAAAGGTTCAGTTCCTCTTAATCGTGATTTTGGAACATCTATTGATTCAGTTGATTTGCCTCAGCCTATGGCCATGATGCAGTTAAGAATAGATATTATTGAAGCTATTCAGAAATATGAACCTAGAGCAATCATAAGGGCAATTGATTTTGAAAATGAAACCACTGCAGCTGCAGACGGAATTCTGAAACCAAAAATTACACTGGAGATAAATGAAGATGCCTAGATTGTCACCACGCTTTGGACTGGCTTCAATTGAGTTCTTAGAAACTGATGTTCAAACAATTCTTAATAATTATATTGAAAAATACAATTCATTAACCGGCAGAAGCCTTGCTGTAGCAGATCCAGTATATTTACTGCTTGAATCAATTGCTGCAGAAGAATCAAAACTTAGAGCTGATTTTAATAATGCAGCAAAGGAAAATCTTCTGAGCTATGCAACTGGTGATTATCTGGATGCCATGGGATATTATGTTAATACTCCACGTCTGCAGGCTTCAGGTTCAACTACCACTATAAGATTCACATTAAATACCACTGTTTCAGATTCTGTTTATCAGATCCCTAAAGGCACACTGATAACAGATGGTTCCATTAACTTTGCAACTGATGAACTGGCATTTATTGCTATTGGTTCATCTTATGTTGATGTAAAGGCAACTGCAGTTGATGCAGGAAGCTTTTCCAATGGTATTGCTATTGGTGCCATCAATCAGTTGGTTGAACCGCTTCCTAACATGGACTCTGTTTCAAATATTACTGTTACAAGCGGTGGCGCTGATTTAGAGGATGATGATGCTTATGCAGACAGAATCAGACTTGCCCCTTCTTCATTCTCTGTGGCAGGTCCTCAGGGCGCATATCAGTATCACACATACTCTTTCAGTTCATCAATCATTGATGTATCAATTTATGGACTAGAAGAACATCCAGGAAATGTCTATGTGCATCCATTGTTAACTGATGGCACTCTTCCTGAGCAGTCATTCCTTGATGGATTAAAGGCACATCTTTCTGATGAAACTATAAGACCTCTTACAGATAATGTGCTTGTTTCTGCACCAAAAGCTGTTGATTACACCATTGAATTAACCTGGTATTTATCATCAAAAGATACAGATAAGATTAACCAGATTACTGCAGATGTAACAAAAGCTGTAGAAAGTTATAGACAATGGCAGCAGGCAAAAATCAATAGAGATATTACACCAGATGAATTAACCAAACTTGTTATGCAGGCAGGCGCAAAACGTCTGGAAATTACTTCTCCTGAATTTACCGCTGTTGATAAGAATGAAGTTGCTCAGTGTGATATTTCTGATGTTGTTATTCATTTTGGTGGAACTGAGGAAGCTTGATCATGAATACTTTGGATGATAAGGATAACATTGAGAAGCTTGCCCCTTCTTCAATCAAAAAAGATGAAACGGTCTGTAAGGTAATTAAAACAACAGACTGTAATCTTTCAAAAGTTCATCAGCATCTTAACGATGCTGTTTTTTTATATAGAATCAATGAACTTTCAAGCGAACAGTTAGATCATTTAGCAGTTCAATGGCAACCTTTAGTGTGGCGTGATTCATGGCCAATAGACACAAAAAGGGCAGTGATAGCTACAATGATTGTTGAAAAGCGCCGTATGGGAACCCTGAGCGCGGTCAAAAATGCATTGGCTTCAGTAAAGAGTGCATCAACTGTTCAGGAATGGTGGCAGCAGTCACCTCAGGGAACTCCTCATACATTCAAAATCACTGTTAGTCAGAACAAGCTAGGCGGTATTGTTCGTGAGGAAATGACACGCGATCTGAGACTGCTTATTGATATTACTAAGCCGGTTCGCTCTCAGTACACATTAACAATCATTCAGGCTTTAGACGGTAATCTGACCTTATCTGCAGGCAAAAAGAGCGTTGTCATGTGCAACGTTCCAATAGTTCAGAAACTTGTATGTAAGGCGCGCTCAACTTTAAGCAGAACATCAAAACTTAAAGCCTTCTCTTACATTACGGTTAATGATGTAAAACCTCTGAAATCTTCATTTGTTTCAGCCAGAAACATCAGAACCTATTCAGCAATGAAATCATTCTCTTATTCTTTAATTAATTAAAGGAGTTTTCTTATGTCTCAGGAAATGGACATCATAATTACTGCAGCAGGTCTTCAGGCACTGATCAATGCAGAACATTCAGGAACCAATAAAGTTACCTTATCAAAGGTTCAGCTTGGTAATGCATACTTTGAACCTTCAGAGCAGACCACTGACATTGGAACTGTAGTGGCAGAATTAACTACTGTTGGCGGTTCAACTGTATCAGCAACAGAAATTCAGGTTAATGCTACAGACTCTTCTGATTCAGTTTATACAGTTCGATCTGTTGGTATTTTTACCTCAGACAATATTCTGTTTGCTGTTGGTTCTTCTCAGGACCCTATTCTGCAGAAGGTAGCAACCTCTCAGGCTTTGTTCACCTTTAATATTCTGTTAACAAATGGTAATCCTCAGTATATTGATTTTGGTGATATATCTTTCTCTAATCCACCTGCAACATCAACCACTGCAGGTATTACACGTTTTGCTACAAATACTGAAGCGGAAGAGGCTACAGATGGCACTATTGCCCTAACTCCTTTAAATATCTGCCATATTAATGCAAAGGGCGCTGTATTGAAGGGAATGTGTGATTGTGCAACCTTAGAAGAAATTTTCACTCAGACAAAAATTCTTGTAGGTAATGAAAAGGTTGTTACTTCTTTGGTTCTGCAGAATATTCTTGAGCGCTGCAATCTGTTACCTGGTTCTGAAGATGAAAACAAAATTGCAGAATTAGATAGACGTGTAACTGATTTAGAAAAATTCAAAGCTGATTACTTAAAAACAAATAAACTACCTAAGACAGGTTCAATTGGAATTCCTGGCACTAGAGGTTTTGGTGTTGGAGTTTATCCAGGCACTGAATCAGAACTTGTTGCCCTCGGTTTAGAACCTATGCCTGGCTTCAATGATAAGCAGTCGGATAATTACGGCAACTACATGCACTTCAAGGGCGGTCAGATGGTATTTATCCCTGCTTTCCTTGTTCGATATGGTTCTGAAGATGCTCCTCAGTATTCATCATATAAAGCAAACTCAATTGAGATTAAAGATGTCAGCGAATATGATTCATTAGAAAATGCTGCAAATGATGGTTTCTATCTTCACAGAGCATTCATTGACGGCGGAGAGGTTAAATCAGGCTTCTTCATGTCTAAGTATCATATGACTGTAACAACCACCGGCGGTGTTTCAGTTCCGGTATCAGGCATGACTACACCAACAGTATCAATCACTCCAGTACAGATGATTGATTATGCACGTTCTTTAGGTTACGGTTGGAACTGCCCATCTGCATTCATGGCAGCAGCAATTGATGTTATCGCATTATGTCACGCTCAGTTCTCTACCTGGACTAATGTTTGCCGTTGGTACGATCCTGCAGGTGCAACTAATTATCCTGCTCAAGGTAGAGGCACTTCTGATATGGGCCTATACTCTCATAATGGACAGCCTTGCGGTGTTATTGGTTTTGAATTCAGATGGGAATACTGCCTAGGTTTAACCACTGCAGGAACTTCAGAATCTCAGGGCCAGACTGCAGTAACCAATAACGTTCTATACGTTATGAAGAAGAGTATGAAGCTTGCTGATATTACTTCAGGCTTTGGTGGTGAAACTGATGCATGGGGTACAACCTACACTCTGCAGGCATCACATGATGCAATTACAGTTGATTTCCCAATTTCAACCAATAGAACAACCAACTGGGGTAATGGCACCAATCCAGTATTTACTGACCCTTCAACTGAAGAGGGTAATGCTCTGTTTGGTGTTCTGCCACGTGATAATAATGCTGTTGGATCTGGTTCTAACTTTATTGGTAAATCTATGATTTATACCAATCCTTGCACTCAGAACCTGGCATTCTATGTTCACGGTGAAAACGTTAATAGTAGCTCATCTACTCAAAACGCTTTCGCGCGTTATTTCCGTGACTGGCGCGTTGGCTCTAATGCTGTCTATGGGTTCCGCGTGGCCGGTTATGCTGCGTAAGCAGGTTGTTATTTTGTTGGCACGGCGGTAGTCCGTGCCTTATAATAATGGCCATTATGCAAAACTATCCGTTACTATATAAAATGCGTGAACTGATAAAGCTTTCAAAGCTCTATTTAGATCACGCACCTAAATCAGAAAAATATGCCTCTGTTCAAAAGATCAAACAATTAGAGTGGGATATTTATTTACTCATTGTAGAAGTATTAAAACGCTATCATAAACGCACAACTCTTACAGAATTAGATATAAAACATGAACAATTGCGCTGTGCATGGCAATTGTATTATGAATTAGGTTATCTGGCATTCAAGGACGGCCAGAACTCGCATGATAAAGCTTATGAAAACCACCGTTTTGCTGCAATCAACAGACAGCTTGATGAAGTTGGCGCAATGATTGGCGGTTGGATCAAGGTAGAAAAAGAAGCTTTTAATAACCAGAAAAATTAACTATAATCATGGCCTAAGGTGTGGCATTAAATGTTTTTCGCTTTCGCGCGTAATTTCAATAAATGGCGCGTTAACTCTAATGATAACAATGGGTTCCGCGTGGCCGGTTATTTCCTGACACTATGCAAAATTAGAAACTGGATATAACGATGTCATATCTTTCGCAAGAAAAATCTGCAGAGAGTGTGACTGTCAATTTTTCACACTCTCAACCTCAACTCGTTACAATCTCATATGATGAGCTAATCACTCCAGAAGCTCTTTATAAGGCTTACATTAGAGCGCGTTTCAGTAAACGCAAGAAAGGCTATATCTTCAAATTTGAATGTTCATTATTTACTCATCTGAATAACCTTTACACTGCCCTTAAAAATAGACAATATCAGCCAATACCTTGCAGAGTATTCATGATTTATTGCACTGCAGGGCAGAAGATGAGAGAAATTCATGCACCTTCATTTATTGATTTGGTTGCTCAGTTTGTTTTCTATGACGCCGTTTATCCTGTTTTTGAACGAGGTTTTATTTTTGATAGTTACGGTTGCCGTAAAAATAAAGGAGCTTTAAGAGCTGCAGACAGAGTTCAGGAATTTATGAGAAAATCACCTGCAGAGTCATATTATCTGCAGATTGATATACGCAAATATTACTACTCAATAGATCATGCTGTTTTAAGAGAATCTTTATCCAGAAGAATAACCGATCATGAAATCGTTGATTTGGCCATGTCATTCTGTGAAGAGGGCAATAAGGGTGTAAATGTAGGTTCCCTAGTTGCTCAGTTATATGGCCTGATATACCTTGACCGTTTCGATCACTGGGTAAAACGTAAACTAAAGATAAAGTATTATGTCAGATACGTTGATGATATGGTCTTTATTGGTCTGTCACGTGATGAAGCCTATATTTTATTGAGTATCATACAAAATTATCTTGAATCAGAGTTAAAATTAAAACTATCCAAATGGAAGATAATGCCAATCAGAAAAGGCATTAACTTTGCCGGATATAGAACATGGAGAAAGGGCCGTTTTATTAGAAAACGCTCATTAAAAACCTTTTCAAAACGATTAAAATCAGAAGATTGGGAAGCTATGGAAAGTGTATTGGCCCATGCTGAACCTTCTTCATCATATAGCCACCTAATCACAAAACTGCTAACTGTAGATTTATCCAATGTACCTTTACATATTCAAAGGAGAATCAACAGATGGCTATCTACTCATACAGTCAGAAAATAATCCCTGGGCCAATGGGCACAACCTATGATTTTCAGCCAGGTAACACTTCATACATTCGCTTAGGAGAGCTTGATAATAAATTCTATCTTCACATTGATGATGATTCTGAAATTCTTCCTCAGTGGCCAGAGATTAACTTCCAGGAAGATGTTCTTCCAGAGGAAATCTTAAACAACTTAAAGCAGGAAAAGATTGCTCAGATTAACCTGATTGCTGATAAGTTTGACAGTGTTCTAAAGAATGAATCAATGGTTATCACTTCATCTTTAGGTTACAGATTAAATGCTGATATTCGCGCTCAGATCAATCTTCTTTCAATCTTTGTTGCAGGAGAAGCAACTGCAGAGATTGCTACTGTAGATCAGGAAATAAAAACTATTACTCTGGAGCAGGCAAAAACAATCTCTAAGGAAATTACTGAAAACGGTAAATTCTTATATACCCAGAAATGGACTAAGTTCCAACAGATTGCTGAAGCTACCACCTATGATGAGCTTGCTGCAGTATCTACAGACTTTGTAATGAAAGATTTTACTGCTTAATGAGGTTTAATCATGGTTAAAATTATTGTTTCCTGGTCATTATGGCATAACTTAAAACAACTGCTGATTGCTATCGATCAGCTTTGTATGGTTCTGTATGGAGTTGTTATCTCTTTCTTTGCCCCTCATAAAGTCTATGCAGATGAGACTATGAGCGCGTATCTTTACAGACATAAGCATTACTGGTATGCAAACATTTTCAGAAGACTGGTAGATTTAATCTTCTTTATTCCTAATGGCTTTAATTTTGACCATTGTCAGGACAGTTATATTTCTGAAGTAATGCGTTCACATCTGCCACCTGATTTTAGAAAATAATTTTATCTCTAAGTGTTCACCTCTCTGTAAAATTTCATAGCAGAGGGGTGATTTCTTTTATTTTTAAGACTAGGTCATACACTCGTTTTTTGACTTTTAAAGCGTGACTTGAAGTGACTTTTTAATTATTTAAGAATTTTTTATTTTATTTTTAAATAGTTAATGTTTTTATACGTATCCCATCTAGGGCACCAACCCGACAAGACAGCTTAGGCTGTCTTTTTTTTATCCCAAAGATCTCGGTTTTCTTCTTACACTAGTCCTATTTAGGGCCTTTCAATAGCCCTTATTCAACTAATCCTACATCATCATCTAAAGTAGCACGCTTGAGTTTTGTATTTTGAAGCACGATTGGATCAATATCCATCATGTTAAATAAGTTCTCATGGCGCTTGAGAATATTAGTGGTAGGGATAATGGTATTGTTATGGTAGATGCACTCTAAGGTATCTAGATCTTTAAAGGTCATATACATTGAGTTGTCTTTTAACTTCACCTGCTCTTTCTTAGGTTTATCTTTGTTCCATTCAACTACTTTCATCTTTATGGTGTTTAAGAACTCAGATGAAATAAGTCCTAAGAATAACTTAGCATTAAAGTGATCGTCATTAGATACTCTTAAGGTATCAGCTTGAACGTGGTTCTTGAAGTAACGGTACATAACTTCAATTTCATTACGTTGGCGATAACGCATGAATATCTCTTCACAATCGTATTCTTGAGTAGAAGCTAAAAGCCACACACCGTTTTCCTGACTGATTTGGCTAACCTTAGCATTATTTAAGTCATAGCGATTCTTTTGGGTATTAAAAGAGATAATGCCATCATCAATTAAGTCTTGCTGTCTTTCGGTTAACTTAGGCTGAGTAGGCTTTTTCTTATGTTGAGCTACAGCTTTAGCTAAATTCTCTTTATATTCATTGTGGACTCGATTAAGTTCAATTGCTTCATCTTTAAGTTGAGATTTATAAGCCTGGGCAATAGCAGGATTATAGAAAGCGTAAAGGTAGATAGGCTTTCTTTGCTTTGCCTGAGCTTTAACATTATAGAAAGACCACATAAGCTTAAACTTACAAGCGTAGTTCACTTCATTCTCTTGTTCAATCTTAACGCAGCCATTACCTACAGCTAAGTCATCAATGTTATTTTTAATAAATTTTTTAATAGCATTGTGAGATATCTTAACGTGCATGATAAAGTCGATATCGAGGTTATACATAACAGAGACGTTGTAGGTGGACCAATAACCTCTATCTACGATTAAATTGTACTTATCACAACCAAAGTAAGCTAATTGTTTTACCGAGCCCTCAAGGGTAGCTATATCATTAGTATGCCCTGAGTAAGAGCAGTGTCCAAAGATAGTACCAGTGGTCTGCTCAATTAAGGCTAAGAAGTTAACAATAGGAACATCATTACCGCTTTTAGAATTACCGTAGTCAGCATTGCTGATATTGTTTGAATTAACATCGATATTACTACCATCAAGGGCAATGTACTTTCTAGTAGCTAGAGGGATGCTGAGCTTTGATAAATCAGCTCTCATGATCTCCTGTTTCTTTTTATAGAAAGCCACGATAAAGGTATCGCTTAAAACAGGATAAAGTCTTTGTACGGTGTCTTTATTCATAAATCCTGAAAAAGGTACTATGTGATCGCGAATAAAGTACTCAATTGCACCTAAGCGTTTAACACCTTCGTATATTGAATAAATAAACAGTGTGAGTAGCTGTTCATATTGAGTCTTAGTTAAAACTCTATTGTCATATAAAGCCTTTAATGCTCTACCAGAATAACTTCTTTTAAATACTTCAACAATGAAATAGGTAGCACCTATTTTCATGTGTCCTGCTTGTAGTAAATCAGAAGCATTTACCCCTTGAGATTTTTTACTCTTACGAAGCTCAATATGGATTTTATTAAAAGCTGTTCTTTCAACCTTAAAGTCTACAAAGTCAGGATATTCCTTTAAGAACTTGTTATTAAGAATAATCTGACCGAAACCATCTTTTGTCTCAATCTTACCAATGCTTTTAACATCCTTCTTAACAGTACGTTTAGTGGCAGCGTCATACTCAGGTCTGTAGCTGTAAACATAAAAGCAACCAGCAGCCTTGCTAGCATTAGCGTAGACGTTACTTAAGATTGAATAAGCTGAAGAGATATCCATAATACAAAATCCGATTTGCTTTAATATAGTGTAAGAAATATCTTACACGAAAAGATAGCAAAATGCAAGACTTTGAAGTAAAAATGTCGGAAATTTTTGCTTCTATTTCAAAGGGTAAAATGTAATTTTGGAAATTTTAGAAAATTTGTAATATAGTGTAAGAAGTTAGATCACAATCTTTGGGTTTTATCTTTATTTTTTTACCTTATTTGTCTATACTTAATTTATGTTAAGCGAGATTTTAGAGGAACATCAAATGGAAAAGAAAAGAATATACGAAGTTCTTTTAGAAACACTTGATCCTGTTTCTTTAAAGAAAAGTATTGATTCAAGAAATGAAGAACTAGAAAAAGTTATTTCAGAAGAATCAGATATTAAGCTTGGTTTAGATGAACACTTTAGAAGTGTTGGCGAATTATTAAAAAACGCTATGCATAAGGTAGAACATGATGTCAAAGTAACCAACTAATAGTGAGTCATCTGTTGTAAAAAATTCTAATAATCAAAACCTCTCGCCTTCGAGCATTCACGTTTTACAGCAAAGATCTGAAATCTACTATGGACCTTTGCCTTCTCCGCAAGCATTTGGAGAATATGAAAAAGTACTACCTGGCTGTGCTGAAAGAATTGTTTCCATGGCAGAGTTAGATCAAAAAGCAAAAATCGATATTCTTAATCAACAACAAGCTACTAAAGATAAGTTAGTTGATAATATTCATAACGAGAATATGACTCAGCTAAACGTAGCAAAAATCTACACTGTAGCAGTGTTGGTTTTGGGTTTTATAATGCTTATCGCTGGTCTTTACGAAATAATCTTTAAAGACAATTTCTTTGGATATGCTTTGATAGCTCCTTCATTCTTTATGTACTGTGCACAAGCTTTCAAGTACCTATTTTCAAAGAGAAAATAAATGTCTCTAGTTATGTCTCCAATTTTTATAACTTACTAATTTATAAAGAAAATTATCAACATCGAGTACATTCTAGGACACCAACCCGACAAGACAGCTTAGGCTGTCTTTTTTCATTTTAGAATATCAATCCTCATTCTCCCATTCTCCTTTAAATACTTACGTTGAGCCTTAGCAATAAATAGTTTAAACTACTCTTATCTTCAAATAGTTTGAATAAATGAGGTCTGTATGAACGCAGTTATCGACACTGAAAAGTTGGTTAAAAGACCAAGCAACAAGGAAGTAAGCCGTGCTGGTGAAATTATTAGAACTTCTACAGACGATCAAAAAGTATTTGAAGCAATATCAGTATTAGATAATTGGCGTTCTTTGCACTCAACTCCATTAAATGCTATGCGAAAGTATGTAATGGGTGTTTTAAAAAGAAAGAAATTTTCTGCAATTATCGGTCAGCGCTTAAAGCGTATGCCTTCCATTATCACCAAGATTAAGCGTTTTGAAGGAATGTCTGCATCAAGAATGCAAGATATTGGAGGTATTAGAATTATCTTAGATAGCATCAGTGATGTTTATGCTGTACACACAGCTATTACAAATTCTAAGACAAAACACGAATTTATCGTACCGCCTAAAGATTACATTAAAGAGCCTAAAAAGGATGGCTATCGAAGCCTTCATCAAGTGTTTATCTATCACAATGAAAAACATCTTGAATATGATGGTATGAGAATTGAAGTTCAATTAAGAACAAAACTTCAACACTCATGGGCTACAGCTGTTGAAACTCTTGGTGCCATTAACAATGCATCATATAAAACAGGTGAGGGCGGAGAAGAGGAAAAACGTTTTTTTAAATTAGCTAGTGCATTGCTTGCTTTAAAAGAAGGACAGAATGTTGCTGCTGAGTTTATTGATACTCCTAAACAAGAGCTTATTAAAGAACTTATGACTCTAGATAAAAAACTCAATATCATAAGTTCAATTAGTGGTATCTCAGTTTCATCTGAGAAAATCAGTAAGTACATTGCTAAAGGATGTAAGTACTTCGTACTTGAACTGACTATTACAGAAGGTAATAAAGGTCAATTGACATTAACCTCTTTCCATCTAGAAGATGATGCTAGACTTTTCTATAAAGCAAAGGAAGATGCTACTAGGTCACTTGGCAATAAGTCAGTTTTAATGATCACTTCAGAAAATATTAAGAACATCAAAAAAGCATATCCAAACTACTTCTTAGATACTCAGTATTTTGTAAAAGAACTAAGGAAGATCATTGAATCTAAAATTTCTTAACCTTATTTTGAGTGGTAGCTTTTTAGTTGTTTCCGGTAAAGTTCCGTGAAGATTATAACTTAATGATTTGTAATAATCTTTTGAGTGTCTATTCTCCTATATGGTTCCATTGTAAAGACATCTAAGAGGAGTTTAATTTTTAGATATTGATTATTAAAATCTCAACTAGCAATGACCACGTACTTGACATCCTCCCCTTGCTAAAGCAAGGGGATTCCTACCGCCCCATATAGTTTCCTATATGGGGATTCGACGGGTTCGCGTTGCCG